CTGCCGTCTCTATACCGACTATACGTGCGAAGATCTGCAAGGTAAGAGTCGATTCAGCAGTTGAGTTAACAAACTTAACTGCATGAGGCGGAAAAACGATTCGCAAAGAATGCAAATTGTCAAGCGTTTGAACAGCCGTGTCTACAGTGTTGTCAGTGTATAGATCAGTAAGATCAATCCACTGACACGGAGACAACCATGGGGACGAAATAACAACATCCTGCTGTAATGAGAAATCTAGAAGAACTGAATCAGTATGAGAAGCATACATCTTCGTAATTCCAGTCTCTGCTGTAACCATTCTCTGGGTACAGTGGCCCATCTTTTCAGGAAGACAAGATGCGGCACACCAACCATAATAAAAAGGGGTAGAATGGTATTGAATTCTCCATTCGATGGATTTGAAACGAGCATAACGAAACGTCTGCAAAGCTTCTTCGATAAAGGTGCGAAAAAACACACTAGATCCTCCAAAGAACGTATAACTAGCAGAAGCGGAGTCAGTAATAGGATAACTTCCTATCTGAGTCCATCTCTCACAAATAGCTTTGGGCGTCTGATCCGGGTACGGATTAGACTGATAAGGTTGTGGAACAACCTCAAGAACAGTAGAGTGTAGCTTGTTTTCTTGATCTTCAAACGTAGCTAACCCTTTCTCCTGGGTCTCAGAATTCATCTGACCCATCTCCAATTCAAAATTTCCTTCAGAACTAGCGGAGTAACTTAACCTAAGGCAGTGCTGGTACCCCTACCAAGCACCACCTAGAATGCCCAAATCTAGAGTGCAGCATGAAGTCGGGACGGGACCATCCCTCGGACTGTAATCACACACTCTTCTTTCAACGAAAGGAATTGGAAATAAATCGGATTTCCAGAACCGAGCCCGTTACCTAGAACGGAGCCAAAGGAGACATTTAACGCATTTCATACGGTTGGTTTTTGAGAACAAACATAAACTTACGGGTATTTTCGAACCCCGTACATACGGGTTATGTAAATTTAATGTTGGGCATGCAACCACCGGTCAGCGTAATGTTCATACGACTTACCAGGGAAAAGCAAACCTAACCACTTACAATAATCTCTCATGTGATCGGTTTCTAGTTGAAATCGCTCTCTTCCATAATGAAACCACTCTTGACACGCTACTTCAACGTTAATCAAGAACTGGTCATCAAGTGAAATGGCAGGGACTTCGTACCTAGTACCATCCTTAGCCATTTGAAAAGTAGGCTTAGGCTGGCGTATCCACATCAACATAGAGTATATCGAGTCTACATTTAATGGTGCTCGTAGCATAGTTCCTTGAAGAACAAACTTTCGGCACAGGAATTCAAGATCCTCAACTTCTATAAATGGGGAGTTAATCTTAGTTTTCGCTGG